CCTTTCAATGTCACCAACAATGTCACCCGCACCACGTTTGAGTTCGTGCGCGACAGGCCGGGGGTTCACTACAAAGCTGCCGTCAACGCGCTCACGGCACGGGGGTTCAAAGAGAATTCGATCACCGCCCTCTTGTCCCAGATGCGCAGAGCGGGCCTGATTGTGCGAGACACCGATGACAGGTACACGGCAGTGAGCAAAGAGTACACGCCCATGAAGGCGTCTGCGAAGATCAAACCCAAGTCCGTCAAACACTTTACCAACAAGCCCGCCAAGGCCGACGCATGGACACCCCCTGCACTCGTGCCTATGCCCCCAGCGCCACATGAGAACCCCGCCCCGGCTCCTGTGGTGACTGTCAACGATGTTGACTATTTGCTGAACACCCTGCCCATCAAGCAGGCCCGTGAGCTGTACGATGCCCTGCACAAAATCTTCGGGGGTGGGAAATGACTGCGTGTAAGCATCAATGGCTTGCCGTCACCGGCCAACCGCTTTACAAGTGCGCCCACTGCGGCGCTTACATGAGGATTGAAAAATGACTACACGAATTGTGACTGATGCCAACGGGCGCAAGTACATCACGACTGAACCGTTGCCAGCAAAAATAATTGACTATGAAGCAGCGTACTACGCGCTGCAAAAAAAGATTGGCTTTGACCGCGCCGAGCTTTGGCTGAAGCGCATCAATGAAGCTGTGCTGGCCGAAAGAGAGGCGTGTGCAGACATCGCAGAAAACTGGAACTGTAACGGTTCACCGCGCCTGGGCGTGGCGGCACAAATCAGAGCAAGGGGGCAAGGATGAAAAAACTTCTTTGCTGGATTTTTGGACACCGCAACACCATCAGTTGTATAACCGATTGGGAGGTTACACACGACAGGTGTGGACGATGCGGCACTGACTTACCCATTGGGTACCCGCACCATCAATCAAGGGGGCAAGCATCATGAGCATCCCCTACAACAACGAAACGCGAGAATCTTACGCCCGCAGGCAGGCCGCTGAACATCTGCACTGGGCCGAGGTACATCACCAGCTAGGTAACGACCGATCCATGTGGCTGCAACTCTTTTACTACGCCATGGTGGAGGACATCTATGGCACACACTGGGACAAACTAAATGCTTGACGACATACCCATCCAGAACACCGCCCGTGACAAGGCGTGGGCTGCGTTCATCAAACGCAAGCATGTGAAAGAGATGTTCCCGCAAGAGTTCAAGTTCCCACTTGACCGGGGATATTATGAACTGTGGTGTCAGTGCTGGTCAAAGGCATGGGACGCTGGGTTCGCAGACGGATACAAAGCAGGAACAAATGAAGCCACTCAGACTAACCCCCAACCAAGCAGCAGCACTTGATGCGCTGTGTGAATTCGGCCAGACCGACCTTGCGGCACGGCGGATGAACACCAACAACAAAGCCATCGAGAACTACGTGCGCTGCGCCATGGAAAAGAACGGATACCCCAACCGCCTCACGCTTGTACTGGCGCGAGACCGAGAGAACAGAGCAAAGGAAAACACATGACAAACACCGACGCCAAAGCCAACGACCTGCAAGTGGGCGGGCACCACTACAAAGACATGGGCATGCAGCCCTGGGACGTTATGGAATCTGTGCTGACCGCCGAAGAGTTCATTGGGTTTCTCAAAGGCAACATCATCAAGTACAGCATGCGCCAGGGCCGCAAGGACAGCGACGACGCAGGCAAAGCCATGCACTACCGCATGAAGCTGGAAGAGGTGCTGTATGGTATTAACGCCTGAGAGTAGGGTCAAGGCGCTGGTGAAGTCGCTCTTGGCTCTGCACAACGTGTACTCCGTCATGCCGGTGTCCAACGGCATGGGCGCTCATGGGGTGCCAGACTTTATGGTGTGCGCCTACGGGCGATTCATAGGCATTGAAACCAAGGCGGGAAAGAAGTTGCCCACGGACTTGCAGATGTCTAATCTTAGACAGATCGACGCGGCTGGCGGCATTGCCTTAGTCATCAACGAACACAATTTGCAAGAGCTTGACGGAGTGCTGCATGTCCTCAGAATCAAAGGAACCCCCCGATCCAATTACCACCTTTTTGAGCGCGCAAAAGAAGCCGATGCCGCAGAAGGAGGCCCTACTCTTAAAAGACGCAGAGCGTAAGCGCAAGGCATATGCAAAGAAAACCAACTTGGACTGGAAAGAACATGACAAGCAAGACAAGTGAACTTAGCGCAGGGGTTGAGATTTTGATCGCCCGACTGGCAAGCCACCCCGAAGAATTTTTTGGCCCGATCTCTGAGGCCCGCCTCTTCGAGCCGCAAGCGTCTCCCAAATTCGGTTTGTGGAAGGCGGTCATCGAAGACGATATAGCCCTCGCTCGTATGTCGGAGGCGGTACGTCCAGCCACTCGCCACACATGGTTTTTGACGGAGGCTGAGAAGGCTGCACTGAGTGACGCATACAGACAAGCCTGCCGCCTGCGATTTGACTCCGAGGTTGTTGCGGCCTTGTATGCGGAGCCTGAGCATGTGCCCATGCCGTCAACCAACATAACGTTTCGAGGTGCTAACTCAACCATGCGGATAGACAGCAACGGCGGCTTTGGTATCGGTACCACCGCTCGCTCGGCGTTTGAGAAATTTTGATGCGAGTCGTGACCTTTGACGCGGAAACCTTCTACGACCGCGAGTACAGCCTGAGCAAGATCACAACGGAAGAGTACGTCCGCTCCCCGCAGTTTGAGCTGATTGGGTTTGCCATCAAGGTGGACGACGGCCCTACCTGCTGGGTGCCGCAGGCTCACGCCAAAGATTACATCATGCAGTTTGATTGGTCCGATGCACTGGTGGTCTGCCAGAACACAGCCTTCGATGGTGCCATCTTGCACTGGCACTACGGGGTCAAGCCTGCGGTATGGGCGGACACACTGGGCATGTCCCGTGCCCTGTACCCACACGAGAAGTCTCACAGCCTCAAGGCGCAGACCGAACGCGCGGGTATCGGAGCCAAGGGGGACGAGGTGCTCAATGCCATTGGCAAGCGCTGCGTGGACTTCAGCACAGATGAGCTGGCCCGGTACGCTGCGTACTGCATCAACGACGTAGAGCTGACCTACAAGCTCTTTACCAAGTACATCGAGCAGGGGTTCCCCAAAAGCGAACTCAAGCTGGTGGACCTGACGTTGCGGATGTTCATTGAACCCGTGCTGGAGTTGGACAAGGCCATGCTGAAGCTGCACCTGCACGAAGTGTTAGAACGCAAGGAAACGCTGCTGGCTACAGTGCGCGACGCGATGCTGGCCGACGCCCAGCCGGACTTCGTGGCCCTGATCTTTAGCGAGGGCACGGACGGCATCAAGAAGCTGCTCATGTCCAATGACAAGTTTGCCGTAGCCTTGAACACCTTGGGTGTGATCCCACCCACTAAGATCAGCCCCACCACCGGCAGGATTGCATACGCGTTTGCCAAGACCGACGACGCATTCAAAGCCCTTGAGGAGTACCCCGATGACCGAGTTCAAGCACTTGTCGCCGCGCGTCTTGGAAACAAGACGACACTTGAGGAGACTCGCACGCAACGCTTTATTGGCATGTCTGACCGTGGCAAGTTCCCTGTACCTCTTCGTTACTATGGTGCCCACTCTGGTCGTTGGTCTGGCCAAGATTCTGTAAACCTGCAGAACCTGCCGTCACGCGGAGAGAACGCAGGCAAGATTAAGAAAGCCATCAAGGCCCCTGAGGGCTACGTGGTGATTGACTGCGACTCTGCACAGATCGAAGCGCGTACGTTGGCGTGGCTGGCCGGGCAGGAGGACTTGGTGCGGGCGTTCCGTGACAAGCAGGACGTCTACAAGTTGATGGCTGCCAAGATTTACGGCATCCCACAGGATCAAGTGACGACCGGCGCAGGTAGTCAACGGCAGGTGGGCAAGACCGTCGTGCTGGGCGCGGGCTACGGCGTCGGGCACAAGAAGCTCCAAGCGTTTCTCAAGACGCAGGCGGGGGTCGAGGTGTCACTGGACGAGGCCAAGCGGATCATTGACACCTACCGCAGCAACGCGTTCGGGATTGTGAACCTGTGGGCCACGGCAGCGCGTGCGCTTGACGCCATGCTGGCGGGGCAGTCCATGGAGATCGACGCGCTGGGGCTCGTTACGGCCCTTCCTGGCCGCACTCCCATGCTGACGCTGCCAAGCGGCTTGCACATCCAGTACCCCGGCCTGCGGGTTGTGACCAACGAAGACGGCAAGCGGGAGATGGTGTACTACTCCAAGGGGTTGCCTGTGCGTATATACGGCGGGAAAGTGGTGGAGAACATCTGCCAAGCCGTAGCACGGCAGATCGTGGCCGAGCAAATGCTGCGCATTGCCAAACGCCACAAGGTGGTGCTGACTGTGCATGACGCCGTGGCGGTGATTGCACGAGAGGAAGAAGCTGTGGCTGCACGGGCGTACGTCGAGGAGTGCATGAGCTGGAACCCCAAGTGGGCGACAGGGCTGCCACTGGCCTGCGAGTCTGGTGTGGGGGCTACCTATGGCGACTGCTGAAAACTCTTTGCGGATGCAAGAGATTGTTAAATTGCGGGCTGCGGGTGCAACATATGCGGCCATAGGAACCCAATTTGGAATTTCCAAAGAACGTGTCCGGCAGATTCTTGCAAAGCATCGCAGGATAGCGTATTCGGAGGCCACTAAACTCTACGCAGCGCAGGCGTTGTGTCATTACGAGGCCAAGACGCTTATGCCGCTTATAGCTTTTCTTCGCCAAATTGCTGAGGACGGATACACTTGAGGTTGACAAATCAACTTCTGTTTACTCCTATGGCACTCGCACATTCTTACTCTGCAATCAAAGACTTTGAAGGCTGCCCACGCCGGTACAACCAAGTCCGTATCCTCAAAAAATTCAAATCAAAAGACACCGAAGCAACCCTGTATGGAACCGCTGTTCACAAAGCCTTTGAAGACTTCATTGAGTCCAAAACCCCACTACCTCCAAGTTTTGAGGCGTACCGCAAGTTTGTGGAACCTCTCGCCGGACTTGATGCAGACATCCGCTGCGAAGAAAAGCTGGGCATCCGAGTTGACTTCACGCCATGCGCATTCTTTGACAAAGACGTCTGGTTTCGCGGCATCCCTGACTACCTAGCCATCTCCCGTAACGGTGAAGTGGCAAGGGTCGCTGACTACAAGACCGGCAAGTCCAGCAAGTATGCGGACACCACGCAGCTTGAGTTGATGGCAGCAATGGTGTTTGTCCACCATCCGAAGGTGCAGATTGTCAAGGGCGCGTTGCTTTTTGTTGTGGTCGGTGACATCATCAAGTCGGAATACAAGCGGGAGCAACTGCCAGACATCCTGTCTAAGTGGGCAGGCAGGGCTTCTGCCATTGAGACCGCGCTGGAGGTAGGCGTATGGAATGCCCGCAGTTCAGCTCTGTGTAAGTTTTGCCCCGTACATTCGTGTGAGCATCATCATGGCAACTAAACGAAATTACAAAGCTGAGTACGAGCGATATCAGGGGCAGCCCGAGCAGATCGCTAAGCGGTCGTCCCGCAACAAAGCGCGGCGTGCCTACGAGGGCACCAATGGCGACCTGCCGTCCACGATGGATGTGGATCACAAGAAGCCAATCTCCAAGGGCGGCACCAACGGCGCATCTAATCTTAGAGCCGTACCGCAGTCAGAAAACACCAGCTTTGCAAGGACCAAAAAAGGAGGGCTGAAGTCCCAAGTGTCCGCCCGCGAACGAAAAAAGTGAGGTAGCATGAGGGCGCTGGGCAACCAGCGTGTTCTCATAGTTGTCTCCTCTTACGCCCGGTAGTTCTGCTACCGGGCTCTTTTTGCCGTCTATTCTCTATTTTTATGAGGTACACATGGAAGTTGTCCAAGACCGAGCGTTACTTTTTAACACTCGAAAAGCCGCGCAGATCACTGCGCTTATCCCCAAGAGCAAGGTCGTTGAAACTTACGGGGATGT